TTCGTACAAACTCATCCAACTCTAAAAAATTATCTATTATTTTCATTTTTACCCTTGACAAGTTCTTGACAAGCGTGTATAATATAAGGTGTTGTTGCTTTAATGAAGTTTAGATTTATCCATTGGAAGAACATTAGAAGGTATATCAGATTCCTTTAGAGTACCATTGGAACCAGCGACTGCATCAGTCAACTGTTCAATGTTATCCTGCATCTTCATCATGGCTTCATCTTCAGTAGTAGGTTCATTAGATTCTTCAAAAGAGATTCTTTTGCAGATATGTTTGTAATACAGGGTCACTTCAGGAGCTAAATCACCCAACGATAATATCTTTTCTTTAAGAATAACAAAAGATTTATCATGTGTAAAATTCATCCATCGTTGTAAGCCAGTATGTTCCACTATATGGTCATTAGATTCCATTATTTGATTTTTAACCACAGACATCGGATACTCTATTACTAGAGCATCTTTATATTCTTCAAGGACTTTACATAAGACGTCCTCACCGTTCATCATTTTAAGAACCTTAAATGGATTCTTTGAAGTGTAAGCTGTTTCTTCCATAATACTATTTATGATTTAAGTTTTACTGGTAGGATCTCATAACCAAATTCTTGTTGAGAATAGATGTTTATTCTTTCCTCAAAATGTTTAAGAGTATAGTTCCTTCTATTATTATAACTCATATCGTCAGCAATGTCAAATAAATTACATTCTGTTTTATCTTCAGCTAAACGCAACCCTCGACCTATAGATTGCAGTACTTTAATTTGAGATTTATATGGACTCCCAAAGATTATGTTATGCAATCTCTTTATATTGATACCCATAGAGAATACACCATATGATGCTACAATAATAGCATTATTTTCTTGTTCTACAATCCCTCTAATATTATCTCGTTCGGTGGCTTCAGTAGCCCCATACACAAAAAATATTTTTCTATCTGGTGAATGTTCCTTTAAAGCTAATGTAAGTGTTTGTAGTTGGTTTATATACTGAGCTAAGATGAGAGTATTACCATCTCTTGATATAGCCAACTTACAGATAAAATTATTTCGAGCTGGAGATTTAGAAAGATAATCCATCTCCTCTTGATAAGTTCGTTGCCTTCTATTTGACTTCACATGATTTAAAATCAAACACCGTATATTTAAATTAGATAGGTACTTTTGTTTTACCAATTGAGCCGTAGTAGTTGCTTCTTTATGTTTTGCAAACAATCCTTCCAGAACTAACTGGTGAATTTCTGACCCATCTAATGTTCCTGTAGTACCAATACGGTATTGACAGTCATGTAACTTTGTCATTATCCCCGTTAAGGATTTGGCTTTGGCTAAATGACATTCATCAACAAACACTGCTCCAAATTGGTTGAAGTATCTTTTATCTAATTTATAGATTGATTGCCAAGTGGAGATTATCACCTCTTTAGATGTATTCTTATCTGCTCCTGCATAGAGTTGATGACAGTGTTCGTCTGGGAACCATCCATAATCGGCGAAATCATTATACATCTGCACAACAAGATTAGTAGTAGGAACAATGATAAGAATTTTCTTATCATTTAAGATTTTAAGATAATAACGTACTAGAGCGTATATAATAAAAGACTTACCGCTACCGGTAGGAGACAATATAAGACCACGGTCTTGCTCCAGTATATTATGAACCGCATCTATCTGATAATCTCTGGCTCTGAGTTTTCCCTTTTCCAGCGACCGTACAAATTTGGTGGTAATTTTCTTGTCAAATTTTTGAGGAGGTATGAGTGAGCTATCGTATTGGATTTTATGTCCTTGCTCCGCAAGAAATCGTCTGACATACGGTAATAATCCAAGATAGATTTTACCAGTACCAGGACTAAATAATCTGATTTTGCCGTCCCATAATCTATTTCTGACTGACGGCATAAACTTAGCATTCGGAACTTCAAAGGTGAAAAATTCCGAAAGTTCTTTTGCAACTGACGGTTCACATTTGATACGGAGATATACTTCATTAAATTTTGTAAGGGTAACGTCCATCACTCACCATGTAGAAATTTCTTCCACTCAATAGTGTTGCGAATTGTCCAATTACGATTGTTGATCTCCCTTAATATTTTCTCAAGATAACTTACTACTGTCTCCAAGTAGGCTTCTTTCTGGCCTAACTCCTGTAAATCTTTATCAGCATCTAAATAAATGCCTACATCAGATTTCAATATCTTCAAATCAAAAGGCTTTGCTTGATAGACAGAAGGATCAGCCTTGCCTGTATAGTATTCCCACTTCAATCTATGCAAGGACTTATAGTCATCTCGCACCTTTTTTAACTGTAAAGAATATTTGGTATAATGCTTGAGATACTTATTATGTAACTGCGGAGTTCTTATACTTTCCAAATCCAATTCAGTGTCATCTATTTTTAAATCACGATCTACGTCATTTTGTAATTCAATTAAATCCATTTTTTACTCCATAATATAAAGGTGAGAAGGTAATCAGAGGATAACCAACCCTTGCCGTACTGCCTAAATATACTTCCGTCTAAACATTGTTGGAAGATAACATACTTAATCCGATTACCGTAACTACCTTCTCTGGTTTATTTATACAGCCTTGAGAGTGTAAAATGGATAAGCAAATGTCACATTACATTGCACATAACTAGTATCAGTTTCTTGCTGACTATAATCTAATGAACTCAATGATACAGGAAATGCATCTCTCATAACAACAGTAGCCACAGGATTATTTTTAGAACTTAAAATAAACAATGTTATATCACAATACAATGCTCTATCAGATGTACTACCTGTAGATGTTTGTGAGTCTGCATTACAGGTGCATAAAATTTAGTGTTCTGACCAGTAGGCAATACATAATCACTTGTTGTAGCCATAAATTGACTTTGATCTTGTGGAGGAGCCATATTAATTAACCAATTATGGAGCTCCATAAAATTCTTTAGCTTCTCATCTACAAGAAACGTCATACTAAAATTATCGTAAGTGAGTTTCTCACCAACGATAGGATAATCTACCAATGGAGTAGGTACAACGCCCTGGCCCATAGTGATACCAGGGACGTTGCAACTAATCACAAACCATTCTACTAAAGGAAAGATAGGTATATAAACTTTAAATTGATTACTTTGTGCATAATCAAATATTGTAGGCTCTCTTGGGTTAGTATTAAACTCACTTACCCCTGTAGAGCTTGTCTTTTTCCTTACAGAACTAACTGATGTAGGTGGTACATCAGCATTAGGAACTATCGCCATTAGGCCGACCAGCCCAAACCAGAACTATTAACGTGTTTATTACATTCTACTATAATAGTACCAGTAACAGCAGATGCATTGACAACCATTAAATCGCCAGTAACAGCATTAGTGCCTACTGAATCTGAAAGTAATGCAGGTTGTCCTGGTGAATATCCATAACTACCACCACCATTCATAACTATTGCATCCTTTGTTGTGGCACCTCCACCACCAGTACCATTCCACACTAATGTAGCTACCCCGCTACCTATTGACCAAAATACTTTAGTTATAGCTAGTTTTGAAGTAGCAATCCAACCTTGTAATCCAGATATATCTATCAATAAAAGTCCTGGAGCTGCATTGGTATCTGCTTGGAGAGTTGCACTTGCCTGGACACGCCAATCGGTATCCATTAATTCTTTTACATTATTTGCCATCTTTTATTCCTCGTCGTAGAGCGGGAGTACTAACTCTAATTCGGTTGTACAATTACTCCTCTTTAATCATTACTATTTATAAACTTCGGACATAAAAAAACGCCCCTGCGGTGGAGGGGCGTTCCAAAGTTACATCCTTTATAATTGTATTATGGCGGATGATTTTTGTAGATTACTTCTTACGTCAGGTTATTGACCTGAGTTCGGCGATAGTACACATTAGCATTAGCCGATCCCGGACCTGTCTGTTGAGCACTTGACTCTGCAAACGGGTTCACGATTAAGCCATAACGTGTCTTAAAACCAATCTTCGGCTGGAAGGAATTCTCACCGACCGCACGGACCATCTGCAACGGAACGTATGGGCAATAGAAGAATCCAGCATCGTATGGGGAAGTACCCTTGGACCCACAAACATAGTACTGTGAAGCAGCAACATTTGCAGCATACGGGTCAACGTAAACCTTAA